GGGCGCCCGAGGAACAACATCGCCTCAGCCGCTTCGGTGGCACTATATCGAGTGGTCGCACCTAAGCGCTTGGCTTCCTCTCGGAGCGCTTGAAACTGAAACTCCGTTGCGGAGGTGACGGCCTTAACGGACGCCATCGCCTGCCCAAAGTCCGCAATGACTTTCGTCCCAAAACCAGCCGCGAGAGCCGTCCCGATTGTGAGGTAGGAGGAGCGGATCCGGCTTGCGGTCTGTTGAAAGTTAACCTGGACCTTGCGGTTTGACGCTTTCCACGTCCTGACGTTCTTATTTGCCGCCGCCTGAGTTGCACGGATTTGCCGCTGAAGCTGACTTTCGTAACGCTTAATATCGGCGCGAAACTCGACTAGAAGGGTCTCGATCTGCTCTGCCATTAGTGCGCGGTCCTTGAGGTTAGCTCGTCAAACTCAGCCATCATATCGTCGGTTAGAATGTCCTCTTTCTGCTCGATCCCCTGGGCCTTGCACCATCCGTCAAAGGCCACATTGAATTGCCAGAGAGACATTCTCTCCACGTCGTCGGGCGTGAACCCCATGGCCGCGCCCGCTGAGAAAATGGGCGCGAACTTTATTCGTCCGCTGGGGTCAGCTCGTTCGCCCCCTCCGGGGCCTCGGGCTTTCCCGGCGGCTCGTCCTCGGGCAATCCGACAACCGCAGCCGCGAGGATGACTTGAGCGTGCATCACGCTCTCCATGAGGGGCCGTTGATCCACGTAATTCTTGACGAGAGTATACGCCTCCGGGGGCTTCATGCCTCCGCCGATCAATCCTAGGCGGATGATTTCGCGAACGTGCGTAACGCGCGCGCCGTCGTTCGCGAAATCAATCAGCATTCTCTGAGGACCGACCTCGAATTTCTCGTCAAGCTCAATCAGTTGAGCCATGCGGAGGCGGAAAGAATACTCCCCGTCTCCGAACTGTAGATCGACTGCCCCTAGTCTACTCATGGATTAGGTCCCGGCGGTCCGAGTGATTGCGCCGGTCGAGACGAGCGTGATCGAGACTTGCGCTTTTTCTTTGCGCTCGCCGGAGATCTGAAACTCGGTCAAGTGGAACGCACCTTCGAACGTCTGCTCGTCGGTCCCGCCGCCAGCGTTAACAACACCCTGGACGTTTTTCGATGCAGCGCCCTCGAACCAATCGAAATAATCGTCAGTGTCGGAGGCGTCCATAATGCCCTCGCCCGTAATCGTCACGGTCAGGCTATCCTTTTCGCGAGTTACCCAAGCAGGCGCGTCTTGATCAGCGCAATCCGGGATGACGCTGTCGATTGTGGATGACGAGAACTGGATCCCGCGCGAGGCGTTAATCAAGCAAGGGTGAGTGAATACTTCCGGATCAGCGCCGTCTCCGACTTTGATCATGATTTTAGAGCCGTTGAAGCTCGTTGGTTCTGCCATAGTAAAAAGCCTTCCTAGGATTGAGACCTAGGAAGGCTTAACACTGGAAACCACAAAGGGAGATGCGTCCCCAGAATTAGTCGAAGGCGTTCGCCCCGACGGAGACCTCGTCCTCGGTAGCGTCGATAATGCCGTGATTGGCAACATCCTGAGCAATGGCCGACAGATCCTCGTCGCGCGCAAACGCTTCGAGGCCCTCACCTTCGGGCTCAGCGCGGAAATCAGCAAGCGCCTCTTTCAATGCTTTAGCCAATGGCGCGAGCTCGATAGCGCTATCTGCGCCACCTTCCCGAACCTTGCCGTCGATGTGAACGATAATTTTATCAGCCGTAACCGGCGTCAATTCGAGGTTGATCGCGTCCTCGTCCGTCATGCCCCGCAGGACTTCCGCGATAGGCGCGAGCTCGATAGCGCTATCGACGCCACCCTCTCGAACCGCTTCGTCGACATAAGCCACGACATTAGCGGCCATCGCCGCACTAAGTAGAACTGTAACCATTAGGCTCTCCGTTTTCTGCCCCTAATTTGGGAGCGTTCTAAATAACAGAACAAACCACCAACAGACAGACAATCACAGGAATAACAAGATATGCGAGCACCTCGTCCCTCATTATTGAAATCTCCCCCAGCCCTTATGATCCATGGGTTGGCCACGCCGCGCCTGCCAGACATGGCCCAAAGCGTGCCGCTTTGCGGTGTTGAAATAGTAGCTCGACACCATGTCCGGGTCTGGCAAGATCACAAAAATAGAGCCGTCGCTTTTGGTGAGCACGCACTCCGCGACAATCAAATCCCGAGCGTCGCCGTATAGCGCGCAGTCCCTCCCCACGTTCTGCGGCGGAGCGTACTCAAACACAACACCGCTTAGGTCGGGGTCCCCGAACGAGGCGGGCGGGTAGAGGTGCCCGCCCATTGCCCCAGAGATCGCCATATCCACGTCGCGAACGACAGGGATCGCGGACACGCACGAAGCGAGCATGGGAGTGAGCACGGCGCTAAGCAGCAATCGCATAGTCTGGATCCACTATTTTAATCTTCTCAGCCGCAGCGGCCTCTGCAAGGGCGAGGGTTTCGCTGTTTGTTGGGAAGATGGAGAGGGAGGCATATTGGCCGCCCACACTCCAAACGCTCCCACCTGCCCCATATTGGGCAAGCTGGACTTTAGATCGTCCAGAGAAGTTCAAACCCGTCATGGTGAAAACCATCCATTCACCAGTTGCGACCAAAGCTCCCAAATCGCCCCTTGTCGCTGGTGTTACGATTGCGCCACCTTTACGATAAACTGGCGCAACTAAAGAGCCGTCAACTGAACTAACCTGAGTGTTTGGGTTGCCATTTAGCCATGAGCCAAAATAAGTGTTGTTATCGTCAGAGTTTAGCAGCATCCCCTGCGTATCACTCGTCTTGATCGCCATAACGACGGTCATGTCATCATGAAGTGCAGCGCCTACGCGTTGGTAGTCTGTGGCGGTTGAGCCGGTTTCGAGTTGCGCGCCCGTCACAAGAATAGAACCCGTCCCGTCGCCCAAATAGGCTACCGACACCGCGTCAGCGTCATCAGCCGCCGCAAGTTCTAGATAAACCCTGTTGCTGACGTTCGTTCCGGTGCCAGTTACCGTACAGCGATACCAGCCGCCGCCAGCATCCTCTATCGTGGCGGTGCCTGATTCCTCTTGCACGACCGTCCCGCTCGATAAGTCGAATACGGCGCGAGCGTCCATAACTGAATCACAGTTAAGGACAAACCGCCGCTCAACCGCTCCCGCCTTCGCGTAAATAGATGCAGTGCGCTGGTCCGTGAATTGAAAAGTGTTACTAGCAATCCGGTGAATTGCGTCCGACGAGTTTTCCGTAATTTCAGTCGCAAAACCCGTTGGGGACGTGGTGTCTGCATAAGTGGACACAGAGCTTAGATTATTTTGCGTACTCCATTGGCTTGCGTTGCTCAGATCCTCTGTCCACGTCAGCAAGTTCCGCCGCGCTGGCAGGGCCATCGTTAGAGCATCGTCTGTGCCGTTGGTTGCGACGTAGTAGAGACGAGCGATAGAGACGGGGACTTCTTGGACGGAGACGTTGTCTATAGAGCCTATAAACGAAGAGTTGCCCTGAACAAAAAGCGCGCCCCCTTCAGCTCTAAGATACACCACGTGCCAGCCAGTAGTCGTAAACCAATCGCTTACCGCTGAACCTCCAAGATTAAAACGCAACTGTCCCGCCGAAATAGAGCTGATGTACACCAAGCAGCGATAATACGTATTGTCTGTAAGCACTCCAGACTGTGAAATAGTTGCATTCCCGGTCTGCGTCCCGTCAGCGCTCGCAACCCCGCTTCCAATGCTCCACCCCGTGCCTTTGCTCCAATCACTGTCGGCATCAAAGGTGCCGTTGGTTACGAGGTTGGGGTAAGGAACTTTCTTGACTGAGAAGCCTGTTCCGACCCAGGCGTTCGTGGACCCGCCAAAACCAAAAGTCACCCATGTGGTTGTGGTTGCCGCAACAAACTGAAACTTCTGCTCGCCAAGATCAGTGAAAGTCAAATTTCTGACGCTATTGTTTTCGCTAGAATTGCCGACCCTCACAACCAGTCCGCTTTGGGAGTAGCTGATGACATCCAGGCTAAGCTCGTAGGTGGCCCCGATGACCGTCGAGAATGACCGAGACATTCGAGCGCCCTGCCCTGCTGCCGCCACACCCTGAAAGCTTGAGCCTAGCGCGCTTACGTCGCCATTTAATGTCCATCCATCTGTGGACGATCCGTTACCATTGACAACCAACTCCGGCCCACGCTCATCAAACGCGGTTAGGACTTTGCGGACGGAGATGCCTTCATAAACAGCACGACCGTTAACCGAGCCGTTAGATTGTGACCACAACTGCAAGTAAGTAATAGACCCAACAGCCCTAAACGTATCTGACTTTATCCCGGTTTCCCCAGCGACAAGGTCTTTTACATCACGCACACTTACGTTTGTGGTCGCGAAACCCCAAGCACTTGATTGAGTGTGCTCTAGCTTCGTTGCAGAATACTCGTAAACAGCGCCAGGTTCGGTAGGGATAGCCTGATAGACTGCGCCATTTGCGTCTGGGGCAGTGTTCTCAACTGTGATTGTGTCGCCATCTACAGTGAGAATGCCACCGGAAATGACCACCAGCTCGTCGCTATCAAACAACTCCTCCCCGCGCCCGCCATTATCGGTTAGCGCTGGGGCTGTCTTGTCGAAGTCGTCTAGGATTGTAGGGCCTGTTCCTGATGCTGTGGTGTGGTTGCCGGGGACTTCGTAAGCGACAACAGAGGAGACGGTCAGCGTTGTCCCATCCTCGCTTGCATACAGACG